ATTTACGACGCCAGCTTGGGCGCGCGGTCCAACGAGACCAGCGGGCGTGCGATCCTGGCGCGCAAAGAGGAATCGCAGAACTCCACGTCGATCTATGCTGACAACATGGTCAAGGCGATCACCCACACCGGAACGATCCTGGTGGACATGATCCCGCGCATTTACGACACGCAGCGCATGGTCCGGGTGCTTGGCGAAGACGGCCAGGAGAAGATGGAAGTCATCAACCAGATGGTGATGACGGCCAACGGCCCCCAGACTATGAACGACATGTCGATTGGCCGCTACGACGTGAACGTGTCGGTCGGCCCGTCCTATTCTGCAAAGCGCGAGGAAACGCGGGCGGGGCTGGAAAGCTTGCTGCAAGCGGTTCCCGGGGCGGCGCAGATCATCGGCGACCTCTACGTGGATTCGCTGGAATGGGAGCACGCGGAGCGCGCGGCTGAACGCCTGCGCAAGATGCTGCCACCCGGCATTGCCGAAGAATCCGACGAGGAAATGACGCCGGAACAGATGCAGGCCAAGCAGGCCGCCGCAATGCAGGCGCAGCAAGAAGCGCAGATGCAGCAAGAGGCGCAATCCATCGCAAAGTCAAAGGCGCAAGCCGAAGCTGCCGAGGCGGAAGGTAAGGCCCGGAAGGCCAATGCCGAGGCCGATCTTCTGGAATTCGAGCTTTCCGTCAAGACGGGCGAAGTTCGGAACATGGTGGAAGGCGCTGTCGCGCAGACCGCCCACGCAATGACCCTGCAACATGCCGGGGCACAACCCTTCTAAGCGAGGAACCGATGGAAGACGAAAGCGCGCTGGCCCCTGGGGCTGGCCCTGAAACCGTTGTCACTGAAGCGCCGAAGGGCGAAGAAACAGGGCAGGTCGAAACCCCGCCCGCCGAGGGGCAACCCGAGGAAAAGAGCGAGTCAGCCAAGCGCCGCGAACGCGAAAAAGCGTATCGGGCACGGCTGCAACAGGAAGCCGCCGAAGCGAAGGCCGAAGCCGAACAGGCCAAGGCGCGTCGTCAGGCAATTCTGGACGCGGCAAAGCAGGAAGCCCCGCCGAAGGAAAGCGATTTTCCCGATCCGATTGAATACGCCGCCGCCAAAGCAATTTGGGGTGCCGAGCAACGGTTGACGGAGCGAGAAGCGAAGAATGCCGGTGAAGCGGTGAAAGCCGCCGAAGGTCGGGCTGAGGAAATCGGCAAGAAAGAGCGCGCCATCCTGGAGCAATCCTGGGCCGTGGCGCGAGATGAAGCCAAGACGCGATACCCGGATTTCGAGACGGTCGCGCTGACGGGGTGGGAACCTTCGCCAGTCATGACTGACCTGATCCTCACGTCGGATGTCGGGGCGGATGTTGCCTATCACCTCGGTCAGAACCGCGCGCTGGCCGCGCAGATCGCAGCAATGAACCCGGTGGAAGCCGCAAGGGCGATTGGCCGTATCGAGGCCAGCCTTTCCGCGCCGAAGCCGAAACTCGAAACCAATGCGCCGACGCCGATCAGCCCCGTGCGGGGATCGGCTGGCGCGTCCCTGAATCCCGACAAGATGAGCATGGAAGATTACATGCGCGCCCGGAAGACAGGGAAACTCAGGTAGGAGCCTGACAGATGCCCAATACCCTGATCACTCCCAGCATGATCGCCAAAGAGGCGCTGATGCAACTGGAGAACAACCTGGTGTTCGCGAACCGCGTCCACCGGGAAATGGCGACGGAATTCACTGGCGGCCAAGGTTCGACCGTTTCGATCCGTCGCCCGGTGAAGTTCAACACCAGCAACGGCGCGACCCTAGTCAAGCAGGATGTGGAAGAGAAATCGACCAACATCGTGGTGGACCAGCGCAAGCACGTCGGCTGGGAATTCTCGACCCAGGACCTCACGCTGTCCATCGAGGAATACTCGGATCGGTATATCAAGCCTGCCACCATCACCTTGGCGAACACGCTGGATCGCTCGATTGCCTCGCTCTACACCAGCGTGTTCAACCTTGTCGGCACCCCCGGCACCACGCCGAACTCGTTCACCGCCGCTGCTGCCGCAGCCCAGCGACTGGACGAAATGGCGGTCCTCACGGACAACCGGACGCTGGCGGTCAACCCCGCTGCGGCCTACGCCATCGCGGGCAACCAACTGACCCTGAACTCGGTCGGCGACGTTGAAAAGACCGCATACGAGAACGCCAAGGTCGGCAAGATCGCGACCATGGAAATGTTCTCGACCCAGAACGTGCGGACCCATACGGTCGGCCCGCTGGGCGGCACCCCGCTGATCAACGGCGCGGCGCAGAACGTGACATACGCGAACGCTGTGGGCGCAACCTGGTCGCAAACCCTGATCACCGATGGCTGGACTGCCGCTGCGGCTCTCCGCGTCCGTGCTGGCGACGTGTTCACCATCGCGAACGTGTTCGCCGTCAACCCGGTGCCGGATGATACCGGCGCGAAGATGGTCATGCCCTACCTGCAACAGTTCACCGTGCTGGCCAACGGCTCGTCGGATGCGGCAGGCAACCTGACCCTGACCATCAGCCCGCCGATCATCACGACCGGCCCGCAGCAGACCTGCTCTGCGGCTCCCGCTGACAACGCCGCCATGACCTTCGTCGGCACGGCTGCGACGAACTACCCGATGAACCTGGCCTTCCACCGCAACGCCTTTGCGCTGGTCACGGTTCCTCTGGAAATGCCGGACGGTGCAGCGTTCAAGGCCCGCGAAACCTACAAGGGCCTCTCGATGCGCGTGATCAAGGATTACGACATCACGAACGACACCGACATCATTCGCCTCGACATGCTTTACGGCGTGAAGGCGATCCACCCCGACCTGGCTGTCCGCCTGATCGGCTAACGAACAGGGGCGGCTGTCATGGCCGCCCCTACCCATTTGCAGGTGATGCCATGACCACAGCCCGCGACATCGTGGAAGCCGCCTATCGCAAGCTTGGCGTCGTGGCGTCTGACGAGCCGATGACGGCGGATCAGGCTGACAACGGCATCAATGCCCTGAACCGCATGATGCACGGCTGGCTTCTGGACGGCATTGACATCGGCCATATCGACCTGGAATTGGCTGACGTGTTTTCCATGGAGCCGCAGTTTGAGGAGGGGTGCGTCTACCTTCTCGCTGAACGGCTTTCCCCCGACTACTCCGCCCCGGCCAACTTCAGCCCGTCGCGGTTCAAGCAGCGGCTTTCGGCGGCTTACCTGATCATTCCGGATAGCAAGATGGACCGGACGCTGACCCGCCGCCGGAGTTTCTAGATTGCCTAAAGTCGAGTTCACAGGGCAAAGCGCACGGGACGCGGATAACCCCGCTGGCAACCCCTCTCGCCTGATCAATGGGTATCGGGAGCCTATGGTGACCGGAGGTCGTTCAGCGGCTGTCCTACGGGCTGTGCCGGGCATGGCAGAATTCGCCGAGGTCAACGCAGTGTTCGTTCGGGCGATGTCCGAATTCAGCGGCACGATCATGGCTATCGTGGGCACGAACCTCTACCAGATCAGCACAGACGGCTCTGTGCTTTTCGTGGGCAGCGTCACCGCAACGGATGACATTGCCGGGCTGGACCAAAGCACGGGCTATGTCGTCGCCGTGGCAGGCCGGAAATACTGGCATTGGAACGGGACGACGCTGACGACCATTGCAGCCGGGAACGTGCCCAATCCGGCTTCGATTGCCTATCTGGGCGGCTATGTCATCGTTTCGGACTACGGGACGCGGGTGTTCGGCTGGTCGGCCTTGGCAAACCCGACAAGCTGGAGCGGGCTGGACTTTGCCAGCGCGGAAATCACGCCGGATCCGATCATCCGGTTGGTGGCGTTCAAGGACGCGCTCTACATCTTCAAGTCGTCAGGCTTTGAGCGGTGGGCTGTGACCGGCGCGGCTGGTCCCGATGCATTCCAGCGCATTGGCGGCGCACAAGAGGAGCCGGGCCTGCTGTCTTATGGCCTGATTACCACATTCCCAAACGGCATGTCCTACGTCGGATCAGATGGCCGGGTGTATGCGTTCGGGATTGGCCCGATTTCGACGCCCCCGGTCGAGGTGGCGATTGAGCGGCTGCAACCGGAGCGGATGTTCTACTATGAACAGCGCGGGCACGGTTTTATCTGCCTGGTGTTTGGCGAGACTTTCGCCTGGTGCTACGACACGGCGACGGGGGAGTGGCACGAGCGTTCGCAGGAAGATGGCCCGTGGCAGGCCAAGGCGTCGGTGAAGGTCGGAACGTCCTGGTATGTCGGGACGGACGCCGGGAAAATCGCACAACTGAAAGACATGTGTTCCGACTTCGGCAGCCCGATGGTGCGGCAGTTCATTTCCCGGACGTTGGACGGAGAAGACGACAAGCCATTCATCATCAGCCGATTTTCCGTCAAGCCCAAACTTGACGGGATAAGCCAAGGAGATGGTGACGTATCTGAGGCCAAGATTACGCTGAAAACCTCGCGCAATGGCATTCAGTTTGGACCGCCAAAGGACCAAGGTCTTGGGACGGTTGGGGATTACAACCGGCGCATCGTTTGGAAAGAGCTAGGCCAGTTTTACGCGGCTACGGTGTGTATATCGCTGTCGTCAACAACTGACATTCCGCTTTTGTCCGAAGCCAATGTGGTATTGCGCTGATGCTGAAGCTTCGGACAGACACCCGTTACATCTCGGCAGAAGGGAAAATGACCCAAGCCGGGGTGGAGGCGATCCAAGGGC